CGGTCGCCGATCACGTCACGCAGCACACGCCTCGGCGTCTCTGGGTCCCAGGCCGGCTGGAACGGCACTTGGCTGAGCACGAAGAAGTACCGCTTGCGGATCGCGCAGTTGCCGAGGATCGCCGCGTCGTGCAGGACGTGGTGAATGTCATACTTGAGACCCGACACTTCCTCGACCCTCGCCCGCAACGCGCGCATCAGCTCGACACCGCCGGTGTACGCCTGCTGCACGGACTCCATCACCGCGACCATCGGCCGCTTGCGTCCGACGTACTCGGCGTAGGCCCACATGCAGTGGTTGATCTTTGAGTCCGGTCCCCGGAACGTGTTCGTGCTCATCAGCGAGAAGCCGCTGCACGGCGGATTCGCGAGTACGATCGTCGGGTCACCGCCGTCCCAGTCCTGCCAGGGACCCACCTCGGACTCGAACGCGCCGAGCACGTGCTTGTTCGCCTCGCACGCGGGTAGCGCGTAGCCGCCCGGCAGCTCGAGACGATGTGTCAGACGCAGACCGGCCTGTGTTGCGCCGATGTCAAACCCGCCTCCGAACGTCTGGCATCCGACATATGTAAGGGTCACAGACCCAACCTCCGTTCGATCAGCGTCTCGCAACGCGCCTCGTTCCACCGGCGCGTGAGAAGATCACGCTGCGCCGCGACGAGCGACGCCCACAGCTCTTGTGACTCGGCGATCATCTCTGCCCTCGCGTGGAACTGGTTCGGCTTCACGAATCGTAACCAAGCGGCAAGCTGCAGGTCGGACTCGGTCCAATCTTCCCGAACACTCCACAGGCCATCGGCGACCTTCTTGAGACCGGCGCCGCCCTTCTTCTGGTGGCGCGGTGCGTCGGGCGGCAGCGGCGTCGGCAGCACGAATCCCTGGTCATCGAGATCGCCGTACATCATGCATACCGTTCGAGCGGCGAAGCACTGGTACGGCTTGGCGACCGTCCACCCGCTTCCGAGCGCCGGTAGTGCGATCGTCACGCGCCATCGTGCCAACAGTTCAGGAAACTCAGCGGGATTGTTCTCGATCACGGTTCCTTCGGGTACGTCTTTCAGAGACGTTTCATCCCACTTGCCGTAGACCTCGGCGGTCGGCCAACGCGAGAGCACGACGTCGCGGATCATCTGCGAGCGGCGGACCGTACCGACGTTGAAGCTGGTGCTCGCGACTCCGACGGGCTGCCGCTCGTCGAACCCGGATTTGCCCCAGTGCTCCCAGTCGTCCGGTAAGATGAGCAGCTCGAGGCCGCCGTACTCGTACTTGTGATGCGCGATCCATATCTCGTCGTTTCGCTCCAGTCTCTTGGGCTTCACTCCGTTGAACATCGCCGGTGGGCGCTTGTCTTGCAGCCTGTCATGCCGTTGGTCACGTTCGTACCGGTACTGCGAAAGAATGCCGTCGGTACCCGTGAGCCACTTGACGTCGCGTGCTTTCAGATAGTTGCGCGGGTCGACGCACAACCAGATGACGGGTGCCTCGCCGTTCGTGCGGTCGCCGAGAGCGTTCAACCCGTGGATCAGGTAGCCGCCGTAGTTCATCGTCCACACCTGCGGCTGCGTGCGTTCCTCACCGGCCCATCCCACCGATGCGGCGAGCGGAATACGCGTCGACGCGCCGCCGTGTTGTCCTAAGTGGACGACGCACCCGTCGAGACCGCGGATGATCTCGCGCATCTTGGCTTCCTGCTCCGAGAACAGCGTACCTCCGGGGCACCCGCACTCATATGGAGACTTCTCCTTGCAGATGCCGCAGACGTACCGTCCGTCCGTGTACATCCACCAGCCGGCCTTGGACTGCGCTTCCTTGTCCCAGACGAACTCGACGTTCGGCGGCATCTCGATTCCGTTCACCGGCGTGTGCCGCCCGACGACGACCCACGTCACGTCGGGATTGCGGCGGGCGAGACGCACGAGCAGGTTCGGAGCCTCCGCATCACCTTGGAACCCGAAGCGGTTCGCGTTGAACGTCATACTCCGGCCGAACTTGGCGTAGCCGATCCGAACGCGACGGCGAGGATGCGGAAGATCTCCGACCGGAAGGCCGGTCGGCGCGGCCCACGTCACAGCAGCCGCTCCAGCCACGCTGTTCCGCGCGCGACGAGTACCTCATCGAGCGGAGATGCGTGCAAGGGCGCCGAGTTCAGCAGAGACAGTGCCGCAATGATCAGCGTGTTCTGGGACGGGTTCAGTCGTTCGGACAGCAGCGCGTGCACGTCAGGACCGAGCGCCCACGGCGTGAAGTCGCCGTGCCGTGCGTTCTCCCACTGCACCTCACAGGAGGCGAACATCTTTGCGACGTCGTACCGCGCGTCGCCCCACATCGTCTGCCCGCCGAAGCTCTCGCGCCAGTCGATCGCGGTGAATGCGAAGTCGGGCATGCCGAGCGCGTTCACCAGGGTGTTGCGGCTGACGATCACGTTGCCGAACGCGAGGTCGCCGTGGAACACGCTCGGACGTGTACCCGCAATCAGGTCTTCCCAGTCGATCCGGCCGACGATCTCGTGCGCCGCGTGGCTCGCGTGCTTCAACATCGCGAGTCGCCCGTATGTCTTGTCGCTGTAGAACTCGGCGCTGCACTTTTCGATCTGTGCACCGTCGACGCATGCCGCGATGTGACCGGCCTCTTGAGCGAAGTTGAGGTACCAGTTGACGAAGTCGTCGACGACCTTGAGACCTTCGGTCTCGATCGCCTCATAGAGGCTGACACCTGGGACGAAGTCATATGCCATGAACCCGACCCCGGCGCCGACGATCTTAGGTGTCGGGTGGCACTTGAGACTCGAGAGCTCCATTCCACGACGAAGACGGTCGAGTCCGACCTTGTGATCGGGCCAGAACTTGACGACGCGCTTGTTGTGCGGCAGCACGTAGGTGATCTCCGACGGCTTGGACCAGTCATACCCGTCGAACAGCCGCACGGCGCGCGTGTATGACTCATCATCTCCGATGTCAACCCAGTCGACGTCGAGAGTGCGCAGTTGGTCGAACGCGTCGAAACCCCAGATGTCACGCACTTCAATGTCATCGTCGTCAACGGTGTCGATGTCGCGGTCGATCGCGTCACAGAACGTCTCGACGTCCTTCGCCGCGAGGCGGCACAATCCGGTGTACACCGTGTCATCAACGTCGTCAGGTGCCTTCTCGCTTGTCTTGTCCACGATCTTCGTTACGACACCGTCCTCATCGCGCCACATGCGACACCAACGACTGAGCTGTGTGCCAGCGGGACGCGGCGCGACGCCGACCCACGTGCCCGTCGCTGTGATCCGACCTCGGACGACCGTGTCACACGGTGAGATTACGACGTCGGTACCGGGGCTGCGCGCGAGCAGACCGCGTCGCGCCGACACGCCAGGACCGTGCCTCGGTTCATCGATGTCAACCTTGACGAACTCGACCACGATGTCAGGGTGCGCGAGGCAGACGTACTGCGTTACCTCATCGGCGCGGTCACCTACGACGACGACCGTCTTCACGGTGTCGTGCGGTGCGTTGTCGATGATGTGTGAGATCGCGGCCTTACCGCCGAGCGGTAGCAGGCCTTTGTGGATGACGTCACGCATGCGGCCCATGCGTGATCCTCGTCCGGCAGCCAGCACCACGAGAGTTGTTCCTGTCGTCATTCGTCTTCCTTCGCTCTTCCGTAGTCGTCGGCGTAACGTACCACGTCATCGGGATGGTTCGTCTGGACCTCGAAGAGGACGCACGGTCCGACGGTGCGGTGGACCTCACCCGGCTGCACCCACGTCGTGCCCTGCGGAAAGCCGAACTCCTGCAGCGTACCGTCACCCCAACGGTGGAACCGCTGCACGCCGCCGCTACCCGACAGACGAATCGTCACCTCTTCCTTCTCGACGTGCGACTGCACGCTCGTGCGTTCGCCTTCCTCGACGACGATGATCTTGCACAACGCGTCGCCGATCATGAACGAATGCTCGAGACCCCACGGCTTCGTCGTCGTGGTGACGTCAACGCCTTGGCTGAGGATGTCGAGAATCGTCCTACATAGCTGCTGCGATTGCGTCACTGACCTTCTCCCTCACGTGCTGTTCTTCTTCGGGTCCGAGCGTACTCATGTGCTCAAGCATCGTCGGCTCGCTTCGGAGGTACCGAAGCGCGGTCTTGGCGCGGGCGCGCAGGCTCGTCACGTCGTAGCCGGGATCGGTGTACCACCGCCGCCACGCGCCCGTCTCATACGCCCACTGCAACAGCTGCTCCGGCTCTTGCAGACAGTCGAGGATCGCGTCGATCTCGACGGCACCGAACTCCGGTGCGATGTTGCAGTAGTCGAGTGCCAGTTCATAGTCGTTGCGCGTCTCGAGCCAGTCCATGTTGTGTGCCTTCGTCGCGATCCGTGCCTTGCGATAGAACTTGGCGACCGCCGCGACGTTGCGCGGCGGCATAGGCGCCGACTGAGTCAAGCTCTGTCGGTCTTCCCAGATGTACGTACCGACCGAGATGACCGCCGTCCGCAGCGTAAGCGCGTCGACGACCGATCCGATCAGCGTGTCATTCCACGCTTGTGGCGCGTGTTCATCACCGACCTCAATGAACGGATTGCCGATCTCATCAAAGATCCGCACAAGGCTCTCAAGCGCGTCGAGCTGCTCTTCTTTCGGTAGCAGACACACGTCGATGTGGATGTAGTCGAACTGAGCGTCGACGTCCGTCTTGAGTGACGCGATGCCGTCGTCGTCATGCCCGCCTTGCAGCGGACCGCCGTGGTCTCTGACGACCTTCGTCTGCCCGCCGCTGAGCGTGCCCACGAGGTCGACGAGGCCGTACTGGTCGAGACCCGTGTAACCGCCGCCGACGTCGACCTGCCGCCGACTCGCGATGATCTGCGGCACCTGCAGTCGTGCCGCTTCCTCGATGATGACGCGCGAGCACGCGCCCACACACAGCTTCATCCTGCCTTCTCCTTCACGGTCTCTTCCGACCACTCATAGACTCTACGCCCGATCTCATCAATCGACTGCCCTACGTAGTGGATGAAGAGCCAACCCGGAGGCATGTCGATGAATCGTGGTTGATCGTCAATGTACACGCCCGGTCCGAACCTGATCGCCCAGCGCGCCATCACCTGCATCTTGCTCGGCGTCTTCATGCTGTCGATGCAGATGTCAAACGGCCACTCGTCGGCCGCGTTCCGCAGCTTGCACAGCGTACCCAGCGGCGCACCGCTGAGCACGTTCTGCATGATCGGTGACTTGGCGCGGGCCAGAGCAACCGCGTAGGAGTACAGCGGCAGCAACGGCACGCGGGTGATTCCGCGCAGGTAGTAGTGCCCCTTCTTCTGCCTGACCGCACGCTTGTCGACATCGTTCGGCATCCAGCTGTCGCCTTCGCGAGCAAGGATGTCGGCAGGTGGCTCGACTCCGGCCTTGCGGTACGACGACGTGATGAGGTTCTTCGAGTCGATCAGCACGCCGTCTAGGTCATAGACGACGGTGAACATCAGAACGGCGGACGTGTCGCGATCGTCGCCTGCTCCTGCACCGGCTCGGGTGCAGGTGCGGGCGGAGGCGCGACGACCGGAGCCGGCTGCTCATACACCTGCGGTGCGGGTGCCTGGTCGGGCGGCGGTGCGTACACCGGTGCGGGTTCGGCCGGCGGTACATAGACCGGCTGGGCCGGAGGTGCGACGACCTGCGGCTGAGGCTGAGCAGGCGGCGCGACCGGCTGCGGAGGCGGCGCGGCGACGGGCGCAGGTGCGGCCGGCGGCTGAATGAACTGCGGCTGCGGCTGAGGTGCAGCCACGGGCGGAGGCGCGGGAGCGGCTACAGGAGCCGGAGCAGCCATCTGCGGTTGTGCGGGTACACCTGGTGCAGCCGCCGCTCCCATCGGCGCGAACGCGTTCACGCCGTCACGTGTCTCACCGTTCCACTCGCGGTTCTCGACGGTGCCCATGGCCGTGCGGTTGACGAGCACGGCGGCTGTCTGCGCCATCGACGGGTTCTGGGCGAAGAAGTCCTGCCCGACACCGAACGCCGCGATCTTCTTGAAGAACCACTGAGGTGAGTCGGGCGAGAGCACGATCTGGCCCCAGACCACGCGGTCGTTGTACGGCCCGCCGACGATCCGGCACTTGACCTTGATCATTGGGTTGCTGTTTGATGAGACGGTTGCTTCCGCCTTCTCACAACGCATCGGGTAGGTGCCCGGCGGCGTCAGCGACATTCCGCCGTTTGCGTTGGCCTTCGCCAACAGGTCATTCCAGTTCATACTCATTGATGCACGCCTCCAGCGGCTCTTACGGCGACGATCCGGTTGATCATCTGTTCGATGTTGGGGTTGTCGACGAACTCACCGAGCTCGTCTTCATACCGGCTGCCGGCCTCGTAGAGACCGTAAGCGTTCGGCATGATGTTGAGACGACGGGCACGACCGCCGCCTTCGTACACGACCGGTGCGTAGTAGCCGACGACGTCGAATGCGTACGGCAGACGCACCGCGAGCTGACCTTGCACGTGCGGAATCTTACGGCTGTTCTGCTCACGCATCTGTGCGGTCGCGCACAAGACGGGCAGCGCCTTCATGCCGTTGTCACGAATGCGAAGGTCGCGCAGCTGGCGGATCGCGCCGTGCATCGTGCGCAGCAGCTCTCCCCAGCCTTGCTGTTCCATCGCACGTCCTGGCGCGATCTTGTCCATGCACCGGTCTTGCAGTTCGGTGATGGAGTCGATGCAGAAGCTCGAGAACGGGTGGAAGCCCGAGTTCAGCCACTGGTACAGTCGGTTGAACTTGTCGTAGTCCTGCAGGAGTACGTACGTGGTCTCGTTCTCAGGTGGTGCACCAACGAGGTCCCACTTGTACCACGAGTCAAACCCGGGTAGGTGGTCCATCTGACCTTCGATGTCTGCGATCAAGCGCGGCGCCGGTGCGGTCGTCATCAGATGACTCTTACCGATCTTACTCTCGCCGTACACCAACAGTGAGAACGGCCGAACGACTGGATGACCGGCGACCATCATCGGATCGACGGACACCACGTCTCCGTCGGCGACGGTGTCGGTATACGACGTTCCGTCCCACCAACGATACTGGTGCGTTCCTGTCGGATCTGCTGCCCACGAACCCTGCTGTTCGTTCGTCACTTCGTCTCCTCGTCTTACGTCGTGATCGGTACCGTATCATATCGGGAACGTTCGCGCTTCTTGAAATGAACCGCGATCGCATCCTCAACACGTGACCCGTCATCGAACATCGGACATACGTCTTTGAACGGACACTTCCAATCGCAATCGGATGTCGGGCGCGGCACGATGCCGGCTTGCACGGGCGTCAGACCTTGGTCGAGCAGCTCGCGGATGTGCACCATCTCGCGCACGATCACCAAGAGGTTGTCCCAGAACGCGTGGAACTCTTCGTTGTTGAACTGCACGGGTTGCCGACCGTAGAACGGCGGCTTGGCCTGTACGGTTCGCTTGACCTTACGCAGCTGATTGACGAACGCGCCGTCGACCCACGCATCCGGGTGGAGCATGCGGTCGATCACGCAGTAGGTCAGCAGCTGTTCACGTACCGGCCACGTGTCGGAGCTGATCGCGCCGACCGTCTTGTGATCCATGATGCGTCGCGCACCCGCACGGTCGAGCATTCGAATGTCGGCCTTGCCGACGAGGATGACCGTGTATCCGCCACCGACCCACTCGCTGATGTCAACGGCGATCTCTTCTTCAACGCCGAGGATCTTGATGTTCGCGTCCGCACCGGTTTCGGCCAACCAGTCGACGTAACCGCGCAGCATGATGACGGCGAGCTCACGGTCTTTCTCATACGCCTCGTTGCGATAGACGACATTCTCAACCGTGTACTCGAGGACTTCAGGGATCGACGCGATGGCGATGTCCATGTCACCCGTCTCGTAGAACGTCTTGAGTCCGAGGTGCACGAGCGAGCCCTTGTTCGCCTGTGTGCCGGGCATGATGTCTTCAGTCCACAGATTGTTGGGCACGAGGTTACGCACAGAACCGAGCCACCAGTCACGGCGGCAGTTCTTGTACGCCTGCACGTCGGAGTTTGAGAAGTAGTAGGTGCGACTCATACCGGTGGCGGCAGATCAAACACAGGCCCGGCGGGCGGAGGCGCGAACGCACCCCAGTCATCGGGCTGTGCCGCGCCGAATGCGATCGGACCGCCCCATTCATCAGATGGCAGAGGCGGATCATTCTCCCAGCCTTGGGCGACCGCGGCAGTGTCGAGTACGTCATCGATCAGTTCGGGCGCCGTGACCGCCCGGATCGCGGCCTCATACCGCTCACGGTCGCGGACGACCTCTTGCAGAATCGCGATCTTGCCGTCGCGGATCGCGAGCGCGATCTCATCAGCTGTCTCAGGTGAGAAAAAGTCGATGACGTGGACGCTCTCGTGCACTTCGGAGCCGATGCGGTGTACACGGCCTTCGGCTTGCAGGTTGTCGACCAGCGAGAACGACCGTTGCAGAAACACGCACACCGATGCGGCGGACAACGTGATGCCGACGCCACCGGCCGCAATCGTGCAGAGAACGATCTTCGTACGTCCGGCTTGGAACGCGTCAATCGCTTCCTGTCGCTCACCTTCGGTCTGTCCGCCGATGATGTACCCGTGCGGAATAGGCTTGCGCTTGGGTCCCGGATGGTTGAGCCTCTCACCGACCAGCTCGATGAGTTTGCGGTGTAGCGCAAACACCACGAGGCTCTTGTCGCCAAGCTCATCATCGATGAACTCGAGTAGCGCATCAACCTTATTCGACGGTTCAACCGGTGTCACGACGCTACTGCCGTCATTCGGATCGGTTGTGACCGTGCAGTACGATGACGCGAACTGCATGAGGCGGGTCGCCTGCACGGCTGGGTTCGTCGCGATGATCGTCGACGTACCCGTTTCGGTCTCGACGATCGCAAACGCGTCGTCCTCCATCTTGCGGTACAGCGCGAGCTGCTTCTTCTCCATCTCGATCGGTCGGCGCTCGAGGACCAACGGCGGCAGCTGAGGCAGCACGGCGGCTTTCGGTGCGCGCCGCATCAGCTCATCGTACACGGCCCTGAACTCGGCCTCTCGGCCGGGTTGGATGCCGGCGATCTCGATTCCGCCGTACGCGCCAAACGTCGTCAGCGCGAATCGGTCGATGTACTTCGTCTTCTGCGGCGCCTCACGAGGAGCGACCGTGTGCATGATCGACCACATGTCGCCCAGGTGGTTCGCAACGGGTGTGCCGGTCATACCGATCTTGATCTTCGCGGCGTGAGCAATCGACCACGCACCGCGCGCCTGCTTACTCGTCGGATCTTTGACCCTGTGGATCTCATCAACGATGACCGCGTCCCACGGTTGGTTGAGTTCCTTGGGCGTGGACTCGCCTTCCTTGAGGTTCACGGAACCGTACGGCGCGAGGCGCGAGTGCTGTCGAACGGCCTCCCAGTTGATCACAGTGACCGACGGTGTGTCCCAGATGTCGGGCCATCCATACCCGTCGGCGATCGCCTTGCGACGCTTGTTCGCGTCACCCGACACCTCGTGCGTCGACGTACCAGGCCACCAGCGCTCGACCTCACGACACCACGTCTTCTTCATGCTTTTCGGGCAGATGACGAGCACACGCCTCGCATTGATGAGCCGCAACGCTGCGATGACCTGCACGGTCTTACCGAGACCCATCTCATCGGTGAGCGCCGTACCTTCGAACTCTCCGGAGAGCATGAGCTCCATACCGTAGGTGAGCCACGCCGCACCGCACACTTGGAATGGCAGCAACGACTTGCCGTCGACGCTACGGATCTCACGAGCTTCATCAACTCTATCGTTGAGCTGGTGCAGATCCGGATTGATCGACTCACGGACGTCGTTCGCGGCACGGACGTTGTCACGGTTGCGGTTCGCGCGTTCGGCGAGTTCGACACCGACGGCGAGCCGCTGGCCGAACACTCCGCGTGCGATGACGCAGGTCGCCCATGAGAACGGACCGCACCACGCGCCGATGCCTCCGTTGAAGTGCACCCTGTCGTCCCACCAGAGACCCTGGATCTTCTTGCATTCTTCAACGTCGAACGCCGGGGCACGCAGCGCGATGCGACCGTCGGGTAGCAGATCCATCATCACGTCGTTCATCGGATGAGATTGTATCCCAGATCATCGACCGAGAAGAGGATCGCGTGTCGAAGAGCGTCACGTGCATGTCCCATTCCGGGGACGTACAGATCGATCGCCTTCAGTCGTTCATCGGTGACGAGTCGCTTCGCGGCTGCGGGCATGTAGTGCTTGAAGCCCCAGCCGTACGCGTCCGCACGCTCCTCGAGCATACCAATGACACGGAGTGACCACGTCTGCGGCGTCTTGCTCGTGTGCTGCGGGATCGTAAACTGCTCGACGACCATGTGCACGTCAATCTCGTCATTGAACCACTCCGGCGCCTTGCGGACGTACGGCCAAAGTTCGCCGGTGTACCGCAGCTCGGTGTAGGCGAGGATCTCCGGTTTGTCAGGGTCGAGCAGCGCGACGCCCGTCGTCAGACCGGGGTCGAAACCAAACACGAGCTGACGGCGTGTCACGAGGCGCCTACCGGTAGCGCAAGGGTAGGCGGCGGCAGCGCGTACTGCTGTCCGGTCGGCAACGCCGTGAGGAGCGAGCCGTCACGGTACTTGTCACCCCAGCGTTGAAGAATCTCACCCGTCGCGGTGATCGGCACGACATACCGCACGGCGTCGGTCATCACCTGCTCGGCTTCGTGCAACGCTTCCTCGGCATACTGCATCGGCACCTCGAAGATTGCTTCGTCATGGACCGGGCACAACAGGTAGTCGCCGAACCCAGCGGCGTCGAGCGCGACGAGCTGTCGCTTGAAGATCTCGCCGGCGTGGCCTTGGATGAGGTAGTTCACGCCGGTGTACGACCGCTTGGAGTCGGTGAACAGCACACGGCCGGTCGGCGTGACGACGTAGCCTCGTCCCTCGTTCCGCACTCGCGACTCGACCGTATGAGCGACGGCGCGCTGGAATGCTGGCACACCGGGGAACGTGACATCGTACTCATCAAGGAAGGCGCGGCCGATCTCGATGTCCACACCCGCCGTCCGTGAGAACTGCGCGACGCCTGCACAGTAGACCTTCGCGAACGCGGCGTTCTTGGCGGTCTGCCGTCGATGGTCCTTCTTACCGATCGTCGGGTCGCCGTAGACACGCCGCGCGGTCGCCGTGTGCAGGTCACCGGTGTTGATCGCGTCGATGAGCGCGGGGTCACGGCAGAAGTGCGCGAGCAGCCTCATCTCGATCTGGTCGTAGTCGATCGACAGCAGTACGTTCCCTTCGGCGGGAATGAAGCAGTCGCGAACGACCGTGCCGCGCGGAAGCGTCTGCAGCGCCGGGTCGTTGACACTCATGCGACCCGTGCGCGCGGCGACTTGGTTGATCGAGGCGTGCACACGGTCGTTCTCATCGAGGTCGGTCTGCAGGTTGATGAAGTACGTGCTGACGATCTTGCGTGCCGCGCGGATCAGCAACACCTTCTCGGCGAGCGGATGCTGGAGCTCGAGCAGCACCTCTTTGTCGAGACGCCACTTGCCCGTTTCGGTCGTCTCGACGAGCTCGACTCCGTCCTCGATGAGCTTCGCGGCGACCGCGTCGTTGGAGCCGGGCTTCACGCCGTACTCACGAATGACAGCTGCCGTCTCTTGCTCGACGAGGTACGCGAGTCGGTCACCGACGGTTTCGGTGTAGTGCCTGTCGATGCGCATGCCCGTGCGCTCCATGCGACCGAGCACCCGGCTGCAGGCACGTTCGATCTCATACGCCTCTTGCGGCACACGTGGAAGCAGCAGTTCGGTGCCGCGCGCGGTTAGCACGGTGTCAAGCGCCGCGTAACCCCAGTACACGGGATACTCGAGCGGCACGGTGCCCCACTCCCAGTGGTTCATGTCCATCGCCGCCGTCAACGCGCGCTGGCCTTGCGACGAGTCGGGATGAATCCACCGGTCACTCATGTTCTTAAGCGCGGCCGACGCTTGTGAGTCAGCCAGCCGTGACATCAACATCGTGTCGTGCGGTGCGCGTGGCAGCTTGATGCCGGCGTGCAGCAGAAGGAAGTTCTCGTCGAACTTGACGTGGTGCCCAGCCCAGTCGCCGTCCCAACGCTTGAACACCTCCTGCACAAGGCCGCACCATGATGACTCACCGGTGAAGGGGATCGTCCAACCGGTCTTGCCGTCACCGATCTGCACGAGTCGGAGTTTGTCACGCCACGGTTTAAGCCCTGACGTTTCGGTGTCGAACGCGAGGAACGGCTGAGGACGTCGTTCGCCAAGCCACGCCATCATCCGCTCCGCTTGTGAGAAGCTGTTGACGAACTCGAGCTGGACGTCCTCCATCAGTGAACGACCAGCGCATCGACGTCGATGTCACCCATGGTCATCGGCACACACAGCACACCGGCGGCGGACAGTTGCTTCAGCGAGCGATCGGGCTCGCGGTTGACGTCGTCGGGTCGGTCGGGTCGGTAGACGATCCGCACGATACCGCTGTTGGCGAGGATCTTCGCGCACGTGAAGCACGGTACGCGAGTGACGTACGCCGTGCCTCCGGTGAGCCTTGTACGGTCGGCCATCGCGACCGCGTTCTGTTCGGCGTGGACCGCGACGCAGTCGTCATATGACAGACCGCCGCCCGTCTCGGCACGAGGACACCAACCGCTGCACGGACCTTCAACTTGCAGCCCGGCCGGTGGACCGTTGTACGCGACCGCGACGACTTGGTTGTCAGCCGTAACAAGAACGCATCCTGCGTGCGATCGGTCACAACGACTGCGTGCGCCGATGATCAACGACGTCGCCAACCACACGTCATCCCAAGACAGTCTCACGGTACTCCTTCAGAATCTCATCATACTGCTCCGCGACACGGGTCTCGAGACACGGTGTCCCATATACGAGATTACGTGCTTCAGCCTGCACGGACTCCCATCCGAGACTCAGAATGAGTGCCTTGTCCCAGCCCGTTCGACGCGTCTTCGTCGCCCGCTGTGTGCCTAGTTCATCAACGAGCTCGGCGTCCGTCTCATAGAGGTGCAGACTGTTCGCGTGGTGGTAGTACACGCCGACCGGTCGCTGCAGAACTTGCGCGACGTTGATCTGCAACTGAGAGAACACGAACGCGTCGTATGCGAGTCCGCGCCAGACGTCGTTCGAGCGCATCGTCACATGCATGTCGAGCTTGCCCTTGCGAATCATGAACTGCAATGACAAGGTGCACGGGTAGTCATGGGCGTCGGACACGAAGAGATCGTGCAGCGGGTCCCACAGGGTGACGACCGCCTGTCGTGTGTCGGGATCAGCACGCAGTCGTTGAATCATCGTGACGAACTGCATCTTGGACCGCAAACCGTACCCGCCGTGGAAGTTGCCCTGGTCCATGTAAGCGTCGAACCCGCCCTTGGACGCCCAACGGATCAGCTGCGGATCGCAGAACCCGCCGATCAGCGACAGCGCCTCGACGACCGCAATCTTCGTCGAAAGGTTCCGACCGATACCGACAGGCAACATCGCGCCGAGGTCGGTGAACACGAGCGTCGCACCGAGGATCTCATGGGTAGGCTTCCCACGCGGTGCGACCGTCTCACCGTCGCGTCGGACCCACTCACAGATCTCCTTGTAGTCATCTACCATCGACGTACACATCATTTGGGCCACTTGCTCATGTCCTTCTGTGTTCGTGCCGTGACGACGATCAGACGAGCGTAGTCGGCTGCCCGCGAGTTGTTGAACCGTCGGATCGACTGCGGATGAGGTACCGAACCGTGCTTGTATCCTCGACGTGTCAGAGTTGCGTCCGCACGGCGTCCGAGAGCAAGAAGCGGCGGGTTGCCGAGTTGGTTGATCGTGTCGGCAAACACCTCGGGCGGTTCATCGTTGACGTTGATCAGTCCGCTTCGGCAGGTGAATGTGTCGGAATGCGCAAGCAGCGCCGAGATCATGTACTCACCCGACGTCCCAGGATACGGCACAAACGCGCTGAGGTGGGGACGGTCGGGGTTGATCGTTCCTCGGCTAGGTGAGCGAACCGTGTCACCTACGAGCACGAACTCCGGCGCGCGCGAGCCAACGTACGACGCCGCCGTCGGCAACGGACACGACGTGAACTGAACCGAAAGAGAGGTGATCGCTTGCACAGCAGCCGCCGCGTCGTTGTCGGGAGTGACCCACAACGGCAACATGCATCGTTCGCTTCCGTGGGCACGTACCGCGCGGTAACCGTTCATGAGCTGCTTGAGCTGCGTCGGTTTGACCATGTCGTCGCCGCGGGCGCTCAGCCTCTCGTGAACGACGTCATACGGTGGGTCGAGAAGCACCATGCCGGCACCGCGTGACGCGAGGTACGCGTCGATGTGCCACTTCGCGGCCCACGTCAGCTGTGACCGACCTCGGAACACGGGACCGTAGACGAGTTCGCCCCAGTGCCAACGATCGGCGACGACGAGCGCTTCGGCTAACCGCACGAGCGTGCGCGTGCCGGTCGACTCGACATCATTCCACTCGTATTCAAGTAGCGGATGGTTCTTGGGCGGTCCACGATGCAAGATCACGAACGGCGCTCTCGGCTTGATCACCTTCCACGCGGCTTGCAACGTGCGGACGAACGTCGTCTTTCCCGACCCGTCAACACCTTCAAGCAACAGCAGCATCGATTCGTCCTTCGTCGTGTCGGTGGTATCTTACGCCACCTGCTGCACCGCGTACGCCTCCCGGATCTCTCGGCAGGTCTCGCCCGCCGCCATGATCGCTTGTCGGTTCACGTGCGGAATGTAGTGCACGCTGTTGCCGTCGATCAGCGTGAGTCGCGCGATCACACCAGCCGCGTCGTCGATCAACGATGCCCAGGTGCGGTCGGTCTCACCTCGGACGACGCTGCGTCCAACCCCGGCGAGTACGAACGATCCCTGCTCGGTACGGTAGATCTTGAGCTCAGCCCACCGTTCCTTCCCAGGTTCGTACGACGTCGCTTCGGCGATCAGCTCGCCGGCGAACTGGAGCACTCGCCCGTCGCTGTCGGGTACCTCATGGCGCATCGTCATATGTCCTCCGAGACCGTCACGGCGGATCGTATCTCAGAATTCAGGCGGCAGCCGCCGTTTCATATATTCCGCCGACGTGGAACTGGTCGCCGATCGCCCATGTGAACGGCACCGTTGAGCTGACATTTGCTTGTACGATGTCGGGACCAGTTGCGAGCGGGGCGAACAGCGACACACCCGACGCCGACTGAGAGATGACGGCCGGCACGAACGTCGTACCAAAGTCAACGAACGCGCCTTTCACAGGCGCCCACAGTGCGTTCATTGCATTCACCGGTAGCGTGACGCCGATACTTGGGCCGGTAACTGAGAATCCGCTCGCAAGTGTGCAGAACACGACGAAGTGCACCGTCCAGTTGTCAAGCCACTTCCACTTGGCGACCGTCGCACCCGCGCCTCCGAGACTCACACCGGTCAACGTCGGCGTGTAGGTCGTGTAACTCTCATACCCCTCGATCCACACGCATCCGGTCGTCGGATCACGCTTGAACGGATTGGTGTATGTCGACGGCTCGTTCTCAGACGGCGGACACGGATCGGATTCGCAGAAGATCACAACCCGCCTACGCATTCATAGATACCGCCAACCCAGATCTGATCTCCTGCAGCCCACGCGATCGGAGCATTGCCGGCACTCGAGAATGCACGGAACGTCGCATCGGCAAGATCGCTCCGTTCGGAGTAGATCTGAAGCTGCGTTGTCGAGAACGACTGGTCAACGACACACGGCAGGTGGTTCGCCGTGCTAACGTCGATGACACCGGCGGCGATCGGCGCACACGCCGCGAACGTGAACTGCGCGACCGGAAAGTTCAGAACAACGCCGGCGGTGATGCTGAACCCGGTACCGAGCGTCAAGATCACGTAGAAGTGAATCGTCCGGTTGTTGAGCCGCTTGTACCGTGCGACGGTCGTGCTACCCGAACCCAACGTTATGTTTGTGAGGCCTAGTGACCCCGCGTATGACACGTACTCTTCATACCCCTCGATCCACAGGCAGTTGTCCGGCGTGTCGAGACGAAACGGATTGTCATACGTCGCGGGAATCGACTCTTCGGTCGGGCACGGACTTGCGTCACAGAAGCCGCTCATGCTCCGGTGCTCGGTTCATAGAAGCCGCCCATCGTCAACTTATCACCTACGACCCAAGTGAATGGAACCGTCGCGGACGGCGTACGCGCGATCTCGTAGCTACCGGAGTCCGTACGGCGGACGAACATGCGCGCGACCTGCACCGATGGGTAGTCGAACAGTCCGGGGTAGAACGCCGTGCCTACGTCGTGGAACGCTCCGGAAATTGGAGCGACGTTCAGGGCACTCGCATCCGCGGCAGGTAGTGGCAGCGTGACGTTGAGCGCTCCGCTGATGCTGAACCCAGACCCAAGAGTAAAGGTGCAGTAGAAGTGCACGCTTCGGTTGTTCATGCGCTTCCACCGCGCGGTCGTGCCGGAGCCGGCACCGCCGAGTGAGACTCCCGTGATCGCGGGGTCGAACGTCTGGTACTCCTCGTACCCCTCGATCCAGACGCACTCCGTGTCCGGGTCCATGCGGAATGGATTCTCGTAGTTGGCCGGAACCGCTTCTGCGGTCGGACCGCTGTCACAGAAGGTCGTCATCTTGGGTCTACTCTATCACGACGACCCGGACGACGCCTTGGCGGCCGAGGTTCAACCAAGTCTTCTGCGCGGCTGCCTGTGTCACGTGGTTCTTGCACCGACCGTCATCGTCGAACGCGATGCATTCAGGATCATCATCTGATCGCAACACGCGCCACGTGATCGTACTTGCCGACGTTTCACGTCGTATTCCTGTTCCGCCGCCGACCGGCCGCGCCTTGGTGTCGCCGCCTCAAGTGGGGAACAGCCCGCGCTCGAAGCGGGCGATCGTCCGCTCACGCCACTCGCTCATACGATGACACGTTCTTGCACAGCGACGTAGATCTTATCGCTGATCTGGTCACTTCCCGCGCTCCACTCGCCGCCGACCGTTGTGACCATCACCGGTCGGACGATTCGTCCGCAGCCACGGAACTCAACCAACCCACACATGCCGGCCTGCACACGGCTCGGGATCCACGTCGTGCAGCCCGACGTCAGCTCCATCCGCAGGTCCTTGGTGTCGCCGACGCGTAGCGGCGCGTCACGCGTAAGCTTGTTCGCCGCGGCAAGTGCGCCGGTCGCGTCGGACGTGATGCTTGCGTCGATGAACTTGCGCTCGACGAGGAGGTTGTACGTCGCGTCGATGCCGCCGGCCTCACCCGCGAACGTACCGGTTGACAGACCGTTGGACACGGCCGCGTGCGTCGTGAACTCATCACCGTCGAACGTGAACGGCACGTCATTGAGTAGGTCGGTCGCGGGTAGGTCTGGGAGAAAGCCAATGCAGTCGTTGAGACACCAGAACTTGAGCTCGCGGCCGAGTGAGCTCATGTGCATGTACGTGCCGATGATCTGTCGCAGCTGGTCCGACCACGCGATCGGGAACGTGTTCGGATCGATCTCGCGCTCGTTGTTCGTCGCGCACGCGTCAACCGTGATGAAGTCGAGCATGTTGGGGTCAGACACCGTTAGCGCGGATGTGATGATGTGCGTGACTGCGTCGCTGATCGGCGCCGGTGCGCCGGTCGTGTTGTACGCGTCACGTACGAACCGTACATCGAACCAGTAAGCCAGACCGCGAGCGTTGACCGCGCCGACGCCTGCGGCCGGCACGGGTCGAATGATCGGGCCGACGAATACCGTTTCGCCGCCGAGTCGGATCCACAGCTCGTGCATCCAAGGTCTGACATACATCATCTTCGCGCAGCACTCGGCCGACACCGGGCCGATCTGCACGACCGCTTCGTCCCAACTGTCGAGCGGACGGTTCCAACGCACCCCTGTTACGAAGCTGCTCAAGTTCACCATTTCAACCGTCCCGCCGATACCCATGATGCGGACATCGTACGGGTTGTTCAAACTCACGGTTCAACCTGGCGGTAGTAGTAGATGATCGTCGCGTCGTCGGCGATGAATTCGGCGTCGGCGTCAGCGATGATCATGAGGTTCTCCGTCGGAAGTAGGATGCAAGGCGAGCCAGGTGCGCCCGACAGGTTGAGCAGCGTGCGGTTGGCGTCATACGTAACACCTGCGATCTCAGCCGTCACGCCGTCAACCCGCGAGCGCCACGTTGTGTTCGCCGGAAGATAGTTGATCATGAACCCGCCAATGACGACACACGGGTCGATGTCGGATAGAACGCTGTAGTCGTCGAAAGGTATCACCGTCACACGAAGGTTGCGCAGTGGCTCGGCGCCCGTTTCGATGGTGACCTCGAGGAACGTCGGGAAGCTCGTACCGGTGATCGCGACGGGCTGCGCATTGCGAGTGATGACCATCGGCGTGCAATAGCAGCCTTCGAATGACGCGTCGATCGGCGCCGGCAACACGACCGACGAGCAGTCGGGGTCGGCGAGCGGATCGTCGGTGACGCATGAATCAGGATCGGTGTCGCACGCGGTGACGTTGATCAGTCCCTCGTCAATCACGATCGGGTCACTGAAGAACGGGATCGGCCAGAGCCACTGCCCGGGATCGGTGCGCAACACGAACCGCACGAACGTCGTCGTCCCACATCCGCAGCTTCCGCACGACGGACCGGATGTGCCGACGATCTCGATCTCCTCGAGTACCGTGACGTTCATGTAGGTGCGCCACTCATACGGTCCGCCCGACCACGCGCCGTCAAGCTCGTCGCCGGGCGTGAATGTCGAGCTGCACGACTCGGCTTCGTTGTCGTTGAACGTCGATGCGGCTAGGCACGGAATCATCATGAGCCGTGTACCCGCACACGCGTCGGTCGTGCACTGCGCGCAGCAGTACCGCATGCGTTGCTTGAGCGCGAGGTACCCGAAGCGGACCGAGCAGCACGTGAGGCCGTGCAGCGCGCCTTCAACCGTGATCGTGTAACCTTTGTCGACCAGCGGACCGCGCACGATATGCGTGCGGCAGCCGCTGTTCACGAGATTCATGTCACGGGTGACGGTGTTGACGTACAGTCCCGACACCTTGTGGACTTCGAGTCCGAAGAAGTTCTTGGACTCGGGTCGGT